TCATTAGCAGTAACATTGACTCTAATTACTGGACTTGGATCATTTCCAATCTCATATACTGTGGTGGAAGGAACCAAACTTAATGCAACTGTAGCTGGTATAAATGGAAAAAAGAAATTATTCAAAAACTGAACAACGTTAGTTCCACCAACATTAACACCTTGCCATACTGGATCGTTTCTAGTAATAGATCTATCTCCATTAAATGAAACGAAACTGCCAGTTAAAGAATAACTTGAACTTTCATGTTTATGTAATGTAGTAAATTCTCCATCTGTAAGGTCTGTGTAATCTGCAGAAGTTAAATGATAATATTCGTCAGTTGTACCTCCCTGTAAACCATTTAAAGAATTATGATTCGATACAATTGAATTTCCATCTACATAACTAGCAGTTAAAGCATAACTAGAACTAAGTGCATTATCCGAATAACTTGATGATATAGCATTACTAGCAGTTTCCTGACAAAAAATATGATTACGAAGTTCATCTATAATTGTCAATAATGGCTTAAGACTCGGATCGTTTATTCCAGATCTAGATTTTTTATATTCCTTTATCGCATTGTCTAATTTACAAGGCGTTGGAGGACAATTATATTGTTTATTACAATCTGCCATTGAATATAAATATAAAACAGTAGGTATATATGGAGATTATAATATATTTTTAAAGGGGTTGAAAAAATGAAAGGGGCACTCTTCTCCATTCACCTGTACTATAAATATAAAAATACTCCCCATCATAACTTAACCAACCATCTTGTCCATAATCCGATGATTGATAAGGTACCTGATGATAAATTTTATCTGGAAATCTCTGAAATATTCTAAATGCAGTATTTATAGGTCTTCTATTTTCGGTAGTATAAATGGGATCTCCATTACAATCATATCCAGTTATATATTGACGTGCTGTAGGATCGTAATCAAACGTTTCTATAGCTCTTTTTTTCCATCCGTTAAAATATAAGTAAATATAATTACTATCATATGCTAACCATCCATTTTCACCGTAATCTGTATCAGATTTAGGAGGAGGGTGAAATATAGATGTTGTGGTTTTAATATCTGGAATTTTGTTATATCCGGAATCATTTGTTTTATCGTCCGGTTTTAATTCCATACCAACGTCTAATCTATTGTAATCTGTATTCTTATCTTTTAATTTTGTAGTGTCTTGATAAGTTATATTTCCATTATTTATAGTTGCAACTGATTCTGTATCTACTTTTATCTTACGAACTGTGAATAATTTTTGCGTAGTATTTTTAATTCCACTCATACTTTCTACAATTGATTCATTTAATAGGTATGCATTAACATTTAAGTCAAATGTAGTTTTTACATTTCTATCTTCTCCGTCATTTAATTCTTGCTCAGTTGAATAACTGTCAATTCTAGCTCTGAATTTCAATCTTTCTCTATCACCCCAATAATCTTTAGAAGCGAAGTTAATTTGTTCCAGTAATTTGTTGTTTTGGTCAACATAATCTGTCCAAATAATACATTCATATGATATATTAACATGATTTGGTAAAGTTACACTATAAATTTGCCTAGTTGGTTTACTTTTAAAAATTCCACCAGTCAATAAATCAAATCTATCATACTTATTCTTTTCACTATAATTCATTACAGTCTGATAATGAAGATAACGATTAAATGTAGCTAAATCTTTATTGTTTTCCACGTTCTTTCTACGAATCATCATTGCAGGTAACAATATTTTACCTTGATTATCTCGTATATGACCATATTTTTTTACTGCAAACCATCTTTCCGGATTTCCATAAATTACTGGAACTTTTACCAATTCTCCATTATCAAGAACTTGTAAATTTAAAGTTTTACCAAGCATATCAATAATCGCGGTATCAATGTCTAATAAAGTTACAGTAAAATTTTTTTCTTTATCTGTATCTCTTCTAACCGCATGTGCACGATTATAATTTTGCTTTACTTCCGACTGGTTTGAATTATTAATCGGATTCGGAGCATTATCTGGATTACTTATATTATTTGGACCCCAAGCCATTATGTTTGTCTTTCGGTTAAGTTAATTTTACTCAATCTTGTGTAATGAGTATTAACAATTAAACTCCAAGATTTATCCGGATGTCCTCCTAAAAATTGTTCTTGAACTACATTGTCAATTTCATAATATCTTTCATTGAATAAAACTAAATCTCCAATTTCTGGAAAATAGTTGGTTACAATGCAATCTCTTTCCCTAAATCTATAGGCAATATCTTGATTTCTATCTGGACCATATCCTTGATTTTGAGCATTAATGTCTCCTTTTTCAATTAAAGCGGTCAAATCAATAGCTGGATAGAAAATTTTACCTTTTTCACTACTACTTTCTCCGTAAATATTAACCATTGTCTCATATGTAGCAATCTTAAATACTTGAACAACGGTTTCAATAATATCTGCCATAAGTTCTGCATTAACAGAACCAAGTAAATTCATATCTCTTCTAGAAAAAAATCTACCAGGAAGATAATTGGGACTATAAACACCCGTGTCTTTTCTTCCATCGGTCCAATATTCCTTAAATGTAGGATTATTTTTGGGCCATTGAGATGTTTTTGGTGCTGCCATTTATTATCCTATGTAAAGTTTTATTGGTACTCTATTTAACATTTTTTGAGTCATATCACTTTCTTTTTCTTTGTTTTCTAATTGATTGACTCTTAACGATTTCTCAAACATTTCTCTTAACTTTTCAATAAGAGTGGACATCTCATCTTTAGCTTCACTTCTTAATTCAGCTCCATCCATCGTTACTTCTCCGCCTGGAATTGGAACTGTTGTATATTTTTGTAAAATTCTACCTAATGTCTCTTTACAAAGCGCCAAGAAATACTTTTTAATCCATTGTTTTCCAGCTTGATTAACCTTACAATATGTAACTTCCTCATAAGGCATATCGCTGGGATCACTTATATACTCGTAATTTGATCCACTATAAAAATTAGTAATATCTCTATCGCTTTCAACAATATATTCTATATAAAGTTTCAATGTTTCCGTTGGTATTGGAAAAATTCTTAACTTGTTATTTCCTAATATTTCAAAACTATATGCTGATTTTCTAACCATATCGTTAAATTCAATGGCTTGAACTCTTTCTAAATCTTCAAAAATTGGAGTCATTAAAAATTGAGTTGCTGGACTATATGCACTAAATCCTAATTCTTGAAGTACATTACTATAACTCATTCCTGTCATACTAAATGGATCGTAAATTCTAGCAATAGCAGCAGGTCTATAGTGAAATATTCTTTTAACTTCTATTCTGGAACCTGATAATTGTTCAACATTTTCTCCAAGTAGTTTATTTAGATCGTATACTTGATTATTAGATGTAACCATTGCACTTCCGGTTAAAGTAATATAGTTTCTTTTTACTTCAACTTCTCCTCCAACTAATGCTTCAGCTCCATATTGTTTACTTAGTTGTATAACATATGGTAGTCCTGTTCCTTTAACTACCATACCTTGTACATTTTTATATGTATCAGATGGTAAACCTTGAAGATTTGTTAAATTATTTACTATATTAAATTCATTGAGTACTCTGTTATACTCCATTACTGATTCTTCAAAACAAGCATAAAAGTTAGCATCAATCATTTCGATGTCAACAATTGGATAACCAAGTCTTTTCGCGGCCCACATAGCACTGCTACTACAATCATTTTCAAATGTAGTTTCATCAGCGGAACATGTTTCACTCAAATAATATCCAAATGGAACACTATTTGAATCTACAATACTTCCGCTTCCAGGCCATCGTACGCGATCTTGATCCAGATTATTACTCATTAATTATAAATATCTAAAGTAAATAAGATTACTATAGATTTTAATAAATTAGTGTATTAACAACCAAGTTCCTATTACATCTGCGCGATTAGCTGAATCATCTCCGTCTCCTGGACGAACAATAACATTGTATTTTGGCTCAGTTCCAGCTGGAATTTTAACTAATTCGTCATAAGTAATAACATTTTCAGCGGGGAATCCATATTTTACAGAAAGTTTTCTTTTTAATTCAGTCTCATTTTCAGGAGTAAACTGAATTTGTCCCTTTTCATTTCTTATTGGATTTCCTTCGTCATCTTTTGTTATCAAATCATCAAATAACTGTTTTGGAACAACCGTTGAATGTTTTGTTTTTTTAATGTCAATTTGTCTTTCTTGTTCAGGTTTAGCACCAAAACTAAAATTCATCTTGAAATTACTGGGCTTATCTCCCTTAGCAACATCGGCCACTTTAGTATAAGCATAAAAATCAACATTTGGAAACTTTCTAGCTATACTATATGCCAAATTCATATAATCTGGACTAAAGAAATCTCCAGCATCATGCCATCTTATAGCAACTTTAACATTCTTCTTAGCAAATTTATTTTCAGCAGCTAATATTTCACTACTTAACATCTTCTTGAATCCTTCTGGGTCATTAACAAGAAAATTTAACATTCTTGTTTGAGACATTGAAGCATCTTTCCATTGAACATAACCTCCTTTTTTAGCATAACAATAAACTTTACAAGCACCAGCTCCTGGACATGTGTTTACTATTACAAATTTATTGTTTTTTTCGTCATAGGCCAATCCTTGTAATGCTGGCAATCCTATATTGAAATACTGTGTAGACTCACCACCACTATGAGTAATCTTTTCATTTTGTTTTAAAATTTTAGAAGGACGTTTAATAATCATGTCCTTTAACTTATTTAAATCATATTTACGATTTTCTCCGTCAACAATTTGAATTTCTCTGGCATAAGATGGGTGAACATAGGGATATCTATATTTATCAGTAGGTTCAGGAGTAGTTTTATACAGTGGTTCACCTTTCTTACCCAATTTTGGCTGTCCAGCCATCGGCCCTGTTTTATAAACTTGAGGTTCTCCCGCTTGTCTTTTTAAATAAGATTGAAGCTCGTCTGGCGGCAAATCAGCAATATTAGCACCTAATCCAAATTCATCTGCTTCATTGAGTTCGCTACTAACAAATTGATTTAAATCCATGATTGAACCTACAGGCAGTCCAATTTCTTCTAATTTTAATTCTGTTAAAATGTCTATTAATTTCATATTGTATAAATATATTAATCTTCTATAAGTTTATTTATTTTTACTATTAATGTATTATTACCTTTTATAAGACGATGATATGTTTCCTTTGGAATATACACCTCATCTTTTAATATAATTGGCAATTGATTGTCTATTTGAATCATCCATCCTTCATTTTGAATAGTTTCAACAATTCTATCTTCTTTATCTAAATGCCACTCCAATTCGTCATTGTTTACGTCCGATTTAAATTCACGAATATATTGATTGTTACCCAATCTTGTTTCTTTGTAAGGCATCATAATTTAATATCGGATTATAAATCTTTTCAAATTCTTCTTTATCAATCTATAATTACCAGTATCTTCCTTTACCTTTATTTCCCAAACTTTTTATTCGATGACTTCTACAACTCCAATAACCTGCCTTAGTTCTGTCTTTCTTTTGACTACACTTGTGTCTAGCTGCGAAACTTTTTCTTCTAGCAGCACTAGACCCTTTTACTTTTAAGCCTGGGTCTCCAAATGTAACTTTAATAATATTTCCTCTTTTATTTTTAACATATACAGCATATTTTTTGGGTCCGCCTGGTGTTCTAAAAGGCTTGTTTAAACTTACTTTTCTACCTCTGTATTTAGCCTCCATTATTAAATCTTCCTCTTCTTCAATAGGAGCGTCCAAATAAACCTCTCTATCTTCAAAAATAGCTTTTTTACCTAAATCACTTTCTACTAATTCAGCATCAGGATCACATAATTCAATTTTATTTTCAAAATATAATGAACGAACTTCATTTATTAAATCAAAATAAGAATCGCTATAAGTTCTAAATACATTCTCACTTAAAGATACTTCTTTTTCCAAATGATATTTTAAGTTTTCACTGATAGAAACATTACTTGTAAGTTTCATTCCACATAACCCTTCACGGTCAAATAAATCAGATAGTTTAATCATATTATATAAATATTTTATTTAATTTTAAGCACCATATTTGTTTTGACTTTTCAATTCATTAACAAGAATTTTCTCACTATTATTTAAATTCTTATCAAGCTCTTGAAATACTTCATCTAAAGATACGTTGTTACCTCTAGATTTTTGAATAGTTTTTAAACTTTCTAATGTGTCTACCATACTGTCCAATGTATTTTTATAAGGAGTGAATTTTGATAATTCTACATGATTACTAAACTCAACAGCTTTTGGAGCAATTCCTTTAATTAATTTAACAAAGAATGCGGCAAAATGTTCTATTATAGAAAATGCTGCTCCGGCAATAGGATTTGTTGCAGCAAAAAATCTTAATCCTAAGAAACAAATTCCGAATATAACTATTCCTGTTAATGCAGTTGTAAAGAATCGTTTTAATCCATATATTACTCCTCCCAAACCAAACCAACTATTAACTTCATCTACAGTAGCTTGTAATTTATCTGCTTTTTTAGCAATTT